TAGATGGTCGAACATTACCAATTAGGTCTGAACATTCTGCATTAAACATGCTGTTGCAATCGGCTGGGGCAATCCTGGCGAAGAGAGCAACAGTCATATTCTACGAAAACTTAACCCGCATGGGCTATGAATTTGGAAATGACTACGCACTTGTGGCGCATGTCCATGACGAAATCCAAGTCATATGCAAAAAGGAGTTAGCCGATATTGTCGGACAAGAAGCAGTCAAATCTTTTGAACTTGCTGGGGAATACTACGAACTGCGATGCCCGCTCACGGGTGAATACAAGCAGGGTCAGACATGGGCAGACACTCACTGATAAACAAAGAAGTAAACGTAACAGTCGTAGACGTGATTTAGTCACTTATAAAGGTGGCGTATGTGAGAGATGCAATGCCTCTCCATTATATGTCGCCTTTGACTTCCATCACAAAGACCCAGAGCAAAAGAAATTCCCATTATCCCAGCGTAATATGGCTAGAAAGTGGGAAGACCTCATAAAAGAAGCAGACAAATGCCACTTACTTTGTGCCAATTGTCACAGAATTGTTCACTTCAAACGTGAAACAAAGTTCTTAAAATAAACATTAGTTTAATATTAAACCAAACCCATAGGATATATATGACAGAAATTGATTTAGACGTAGCTGTAGTACATGCCATGTGCGAGTGCATAGCATCTTTAAATAAATCGTGTTTAAAAAATGATGAACACATGAAGCAAATCACGCACACTGCAGCGAGTATTTGTTTGAACACGATGTTAGAAACGCAGAAAAAACCAAACCTCCTTCACAGTATAGATGGAGGTAAGATACAATGACAAAGTTTCTAGTCGATGCAGACATTGTGGCCTTCAAGGCTGCAACTGCTGCAGAACAGCCTACCAATTGGGGTGATGGCCTATGGACGCTTCATGCCTATGAACAAGATGCCATGGAATACTGTCTCAATTACTTTGCTAACCTACCTAAGATACTGGGTGAAGGTTACACATCCCTATATTTAACTGGGAAAAAGAACTGGAGAAAGGAAATACTCCCATCATATAAGGCCAATAGAGACGATAAGCGTAAGCCTATGCTTCTTCAGTTTCTGCGTAATTGGATGCAATCGCAGTTCAATGCCATTATCATTGAGGGATTAGAAGCAGACGACTTGCTAGGCATTACTGCTACATCTTCAAGAGAAGAGTGTATTATTGTCTCAGAGGATAAAGACCTCAATACAATTCCATGTAAAATTTTTAACCCCGCTAAAGATACAAAAGCTAGAACAATTACAGAGTTCGAAGCTGACTATAATCACATGATGCAGACCCTTTGTGGTGACGCTAGTGATAACTATTCTGGATGCCCCAGCATAGGGCCAAAAACTGCAGAAAAAATTTTAGCAGATTGTGAAACAAGTGCAGACCTTTGGGATGCAACTTTAGCAACTTTCAAAAAGAAAAAATTGTCAGAAGAGGTGGCTCTTATACAAGCGCAAGTCGCTCGTATTTGTCGTGCATCCGAATACAATTTTGAAACAAAAGAGGTAATCCCATGGACACCAAAATAGATGAAGAAGTGATTAATCCGCAACACTATTCAAACTACAGAATAGAACCTGCTGAATACATCATGCTTAACGGAATGGAATTTTGGAGAGGCAACATTATCAAGTACGCAAGCCGTGCAGGTATGAAGCTGTATCCAAACCAAACACAAGTGCAATCAGAAATAACTGACCTGCAAAAAACAATACGATATTGCGAAATGCGTATCGAACAATTAGATTAGGAGTGTCTAGTAACTATATGAATACATTCGACGATTATCAAAAGGCTGCAGAGACTACTGCAATATACTCAAAGAAGACTGCGCTTGAGTATTTAAGCCTTGGACTTGCTTCAGAAGCAGGTGAAGTTGCAGGACACATTGCCAAATATTATCGCTCAGATAGACCCTATCCTATGGAAGACATCTTAGCTGAGTGTGGAGATGTTCTTTGGTTTATTTCAGAATTGGCTCGTATCCATAACAAGCCATTATCAGAATTAGCAGCAGAAAATATCGCCAAACTTCAATCCCGAAAACAACGAGGAAAACTGAAAGGCAATGGTGATAAAAGATGAACCCAAATCACAATCAACCTTATGGCCCATCAATGCCTATCTCAGAAGAAATTGATAAAGTTAAATACCGCCAAACAGGTGAAGATTTTTACTCAAAAGTTGTGCGTATTGCAGACGCTCTCAAGGATGATGCAGGGCATTTTGAAGACTTTAAAGATGCCATGCGATACATGCGATTTCTACCTGCAGGTCGTGTGCAAAATGCGATGGGTGCAGCACGTCAGACTACGGCTTATAATTGCTTTGTGTCTGGCATTATTGGGGACAGCATGGATAGCATCATGCAGCGTGCCACTGAATCTGCTGAAACAATGCGCCGTGGCGGTGGCATCGGATACGATTTCAGCCGCTTGCGTCCACGAGGTGACCGTATAAAATCCCTTGAAAGCCAAGCCTCTGGTGCAGTTTCTTTCATGCAGATATTTGATGCAGTCTGTCAGACCATTGCAAGTAGTGGTGCAAGACGTGGCGCACAAATGGGGGTTTTAAGAATTGACCACCCAGACATTGAACAATTCATAACTGCAAAGAATGATGGCAGTTCACTAGCGGGATTTAATATTTCCGTTGGTGTGACCGATGAGTTCATGGAATGCCTTGAGCAAAACAAACCTTTCCCATTAAAATTTGATGGTAAGGTACATCGTGAAGTAGACCCTGTAGCCCTTTGGGATATGATTATGAGGTCGACTTGGGATTGGGCTGAACCAGGCGTATTGTTTATAGATACCATTAATAATATGAACAATTTGTACTATTGTGAAAAGATTGAAGCGACCAATCCGTGTGGCGAACAACCTCTTCCACCATATGGTGCTTGCCTTCTAGGGTCATTTAATCTGACTAAGTATGTGGTCGAAGGAGAGTTTAGCATACAGCAGTTCATGAGTGATATTGGAACTGTGGTCAGAGCAATGGACAACGTGGTTGATAGAACCATTTATCCTCTTGAAGCACAAAAGACTGAGGCAAAGAACAAACGGCGCATGGGTTTAGGTATAACAGGTTTAGCTAACGCAGCTGAAATGTGCGGCTATCCATATGCATCTGAAGAGTTCATGGCTTTTGCTGAGTTAATCTTATCTACTTTACGAGACTATACATATTCAGCGAGTGCTGACTTAGCTGCAGAGAAGGGGTCTTTCCCTTTATATAATGCTGAGAAGTACATGCAGAGTAAGTTCATCCAAACCTTACCAGATTGGGTGAAAGAAAAGATTGCAGCCAATGGTATCAGAAACTCACACCTCACATCTATTGCACCAACAGGTACTATATCGTTGACTGCTGACAATGTGAGTAGTGGAATTGAACCACCTTTTGCTCTCTTCTTTGATAGGACTATCCAACAATTTGATGGTCACCAAGTTGAACGAGTAGAAGATTATGCATATCGACATGGTGTGCATGGGCGAACTGCTAATGAAATCTCAGCACAAGACCACCTTGCGGTACTCGCTTTGACTTCGAAATATGTAGATAGCGCAGTCTCAAAGACATGTAATGTTGGAGATGGCGTGAACTATGACGAATTCAAAGAGCTATATTTTGATGCATGGAAAGCTGGATGCAAAGGCATAACTACCTTTCGTGCATCTGGAAAAAGATACGGAATTTTGAATGAAGTTCCATCCAAAGAAACACCTAAAGCAGAGGCTTGTTTCATTGACAAAGATACAGGTCAAAAGAGCTGTGAATAATAATAAACTACTTAGCTTGTCCCTATATGGGGCAAGTTTTGTTAGTTGCACTAAAGAGGAATACATATGTTTCCACACGTTTCGAATGAACTAATAGATGAATTGAACAAACGCTTCCCAGATAAAAGTCCAAGTCTTGATGAAAACTATCAAGAACTTATGTGGCGTGGAGGACAACGCTCAATTATCGATTTTTTAAATACAATACATGAAGACCAATTGGCTTCATCATTAGGAGAATAATATCATGTGCTTTGGAGGAGGAAAATCCGAACCCCCAGCTCCAGCCCCACCGCCCGCCGCACCACCTGCGCCAAATCCAGTCATGACAAATATGTATGACCCATCAACACCTGAGAGTGGTGATGCAGCAGAAAAAGGTGCAGTAGCTGATAAGGCCGCTGGTACATCACAACTAAGAGTAGACTTAGACCCTACTTTATCAAACATAGATAAGAACACTGGTCTACAAATTAACAAGTGAGAATTAAATGAGTATAGGAACAGCAGAAGCTCGTTACCGACAACTCGAACAGACAAGACAATCTTACTTAGATAGAGCCAGAGACTGCTCGGAACTAACAATACCATCTCTCATTCCACCTGATGTCCACAATGAAACAAGTGATTTATATACTCCGTTTCAGGGCATAGGTGCGAGAGGGGTAAATAATTTAGCATCCAAATTGTCACTGGCTCTCATGCCACCCAACTCACCATTCTTTAGATTCATGGTTGAGCCTTATACCCTTAAAGATTTGGCTCAAGATGATGCTGCTCGTACACAAATAGAGCAACAGCTAGGTGAATATGAACGGGCGGTCATGTCTGAGATTGAAACATCTGGCGACAGAGTTGCGGTGCATGAAGCACTCAAACACTTAATCGTTGGTGGCAACGTGCTTTTGCAAGTTGGTGCTGACAAAACACGAGTAGTACATTTAGATAGTTATGTTGTATCTCGCTCACCAAATGGTGATGTCTTAGAAATTGTTATTGTAGAGCATGTCTCACCTAACGCATTAGACAAAGCGACTGCTGCTAATATCTCTGGAAAACTCGAAGGCGATGAGAAGACCGTTGAGGTCTACACTCATATTGAACGCAAGAATCAATTCTTTACCGTCTATCAAGAATGCAAAGGCTCAGTCGTTTCTGGGTCTAAGGGTAAATATAAGAAGGACAATGTTCCTTTCTTACCTTTACGCTTCTCACGCATTGATGGTGAAGATTATGGTCGTGGGTTTGTTGAAGAACTACTTGGCGACTTACGCTCACTTGAGGGATTATCACAAGCTATCGTTGAGGGCGCAGCCGCAGCTGCAAAGGTTCTCTTCATGGTTAATCCTAACGGTACAACTCGGATGCGAACAATCGCTCAAGCTGAAAATACAGCAATTATCGAGGGTAATAGTAATGACGTATCTGTATTGCAGATGGAAAAATTCAACGATTTCCGTGTGGCCTACCAAGCTATGGGCGGTATTGAGGAACGTCTTTCCCAACAATTCATGCTTCAGTCATCTGTTCAGCGTAATGGTGAGCGGGTAACCGCAGAAGAAATTAGGTATCTCGCTGGTGAACTAGAGGATACTCTGTCTGGGATATATTCAATTTTATCTCAAGAGTTCCAGTTACCATATGTGAACCGTAAAATAGACGTACTGACCAAAGCTAAGAAGCTACCAAAATTACCAGACAGTATTGTGAAACCAACAATCGTTACTGGTATGGAAGCACTTGGACGTGGGCATGACTTGCGTAAACTCGATATGTTTATCCAGGGAATGTCACAAGCACTAGGGCCAGAAGTATTACAACAATATGTAAACCTACAAGATTATATCAAAAGAAGAGCCACAGCTCTCGGTATCGAGACTGATGGTTTAATCAAATCACAAGAACAAATCGCTCAAGAACAACAGCAAGCACAGCTGCAAGCTATGGCTATGCAAGCAGGGCCATCAGCCGTTCAAGAGGGCGTAAAAGCATTAGGAAATTCTTATGTCGAAAACCAAAGACAACAAGGCGAAGGATGAACCATCCGTAGAGCCTGACAAAAAGCCACTGGCTGCACCTTCCATACTCAAAGGAAATCCCTTCCCAACTAAAAGGGAAGATTTCTAAATGGCAGAGAGCATCACAATAACAGAAGAAGATACTGGCCCAACTGCACCTGTTGCTGAGGATAACCCATCTGAACGACCTGAGTGGTTGCCAGAAAAGTTTAATTCAGCTGAGGATATGGCAAAGTCATATAGTGAACTTGAGAAGAAGATGTCTGCTCCAAATGAGCAAGCAGCTGAAACAGAGACACCACAGAGTGAACCTGTTTCATTTACCAAGTTTGCCGATGAATATGCTGAGGCAGGTGAATTGACTGCAGATAGTTTTACGGAACTTGAAGGCATGGGTTATCCAAAAGAAATGGTGGAGACTTATATTAAAGGAATGCAATCCTCACAGACTGCAGACGCTAATGAAGTTATGGCGACTGTTGGAGGTAAGGAAGGTTATGAAGAACTGACCGATTGGGCTAAGGCATCACTCGATGTCAAAGAGCTAGAACTCTATAATAATATGGTCAGTGGTAGCACTGAAAACGCTAAGATGGCTGTCGAATGGCTGTCTTCAAAGCGTGAAGCAGTTGAAGGAAATGAGCCAAACTTAATACAAGGCAAGGCATCAGCTGCACCCAAAGATGAATTTAGAAGCACAGCGCAAGTTGTAGCAGCTATGAAAGACCCACGATATGGCAAGGATACGGCATACACCAAAGACGTTGAAGAAAAGCTAGGGCGTTCATCAGTATTTTAAAAATATCTCTGGCGGGGCATCAGTCCCGTCAATTTATCATAAGGAATAATCATGCCTAAAAAAACTGGCTTATATGCAAACATCCACGCAAAACGTGCAAGAGGTGGGACACCCCGCAAGGTTGGCTCAAAAGGCGCACCGACTGCAAAAAATTTTAGAGCTGCAGCTAAGACTGCAAAGAAGAAGTAACTAACACACCTCTTTAGGTGGTTGAGACTATCGACAATGAACGACAGAGCCATATGCGTATGACAACCCTGATTAGTAAGAGCGAAAGTCATTCTTAAATCTTAAATTATCATAGGAAAAGATAATGACAAACGTAACTCCGTCACGCCTCGGCGCGGCAAACCTTGCGGCAGCTAACTACACGCAAACAAATGCTTTATTTCTTAAAGTCTTTGCTGGTGAAGTTTTAACTGCCTTTGACGAAACAAACGTAATGAAAGACTTACATGTTGCTCGAACAATTTCGAGTGGTAAGTCAGCTTCATTCCCAGTGACAGGTAAAGCTAACGCTGCATACCACACTGTGGGTACGCCTTTATTGGGTACACAAGCGATTAAACATAATGAAATCGTTGTAAATATCGATGACATGTTGATTGCTGATACATTCATCGCAAACATCGATGAAGCAAAGAACCACTACGATGTACGTGCAGAATACTCACGTCTATTGGGTATGGCTCTTGCGAAACAATTTGATGTTCGCTGTTTACAATTAGCTGTATTAGCGGCTCGTGCCTCTGCAACCATCTCTGGTGGTAACGGTGGTTCAGCTATTACTGATGCAGATGCTAAAACAAACGGTGCATCATTAGCAGCATCAATCTTTGAAGCAGCTAAAATCTTGGATGAGAAAGACGTTCCTGAAAATGAACGTGTAGCCATCATGAAACCCGCACAATATTATAACTTGGTACAAACTACTGATGTTATTAATCGTGATTGGGGTGGAGCAGGTGTCTACGCTGATGGTAAAGTATTACGTGTGGCTGGTATTGAGATTGTGAAATCTAACAATGTACCATCAACAAACGTATCAGCAGTAGCTGGTGAACAGAATACTTACCACGGTAACTTCTCAACGACTGCAGCTGTTGTAATGCAGAAGCAAGCGATTGGTACTGTTAAGTTAATGGACTTAGCAGTTGAAAGAACATCTGGTGACTTCGAAGTTATGTACCAAGGTACATTAATGGCTGCGAAGTACGCAATGGGCCACGGCATCTTGCGTCCTGAGTGTTCAGTAGAAATCAAAACTGCTTAAACTTTTTTGGGTTGGCCTTTATGAGGTCAGCCCATTTTTTTATTTTATGAGGACATCATGACAAAACCATCGTCCATGACCGTACTAGAGGCGGTCAACGTCCTGTTGACAACAATTGGCGAAGCACCTGTGAATACACTTACAGGTAACCAAGTTACTGATGTGACAATAGCTAACCAAGTTTTAACTGAAGTGAGCCGTGAGGTACAAGCACAAGGCTGGCACTTCAACACAGAAGACAAAGTTGTCCTCAGCCGTAACGAATTTAATTTTATCGTAATACCTGCAGACGTAGCACGTATCGATACACCTGATTACAACACTGTAATACGTGGTGATAAACTATTTAACTTAGACACACGCAGCTATGAATTTACCACAACTGTTGAAGCATCCATTGTTTACTACCAGGATTTCTTAGAACTTCCTGATGTTGTGAAGAAGTATATTACAACAAGAGCTGCTCGTATCTTCTCAGACCGAATGCTTAACTCAGAAACCATACACAGAATGGTATCTCGTGATGAGCAAAAAGCCCTGATTGACCTAAAAGATTTTGAAGGGGACACAGCGGATTTCAACATGATGGATAGCTATTCAGTATCTCGTGTAATGAACCGTGGGAATAAACGTAGGATACTTTAATGGGAATGATAAGCTCTGCTATCCCCAACTTGATACAAGGCATATCGCAACAATCACCAGCTCTGAGGCTCTCGTCTCAGGCTGAAGTGCAAGTTAATGCGTTTCCTTCGCTGGTTGAGGGACTACAAAAGCGACCACCGCTTGAACATGTGGCTATTATGAATGCATCCGAAACAACGGGGTCATTTACACAATTAATAAATCGTGATGCAAATGAACGCTATTTCATGTTCATAAATGCAAGTAATCAGATTTCTATCTATGATTTAGCAGGGAATGCCAAAACTGTTACTTATCCAAATGGCACAAACTATTTAACCTCAAGTACACCTGCTACTGACTTTAGAGCAGTGACTGTTGCTGATTATACATTCATCGTGAATTCAAACCAAACGGTTGCAATGAGTTCACAACTTACACCGATATATCCATACACTGGTTTGATAGCTGTAAAACAAGGTGATTATAATCAACGATTTACAGTTTATCTTGATGGTAGTGTAGCTGCGGATATTACTACTTCTGAGACTGACCAAGTTCAAACTCGTACAGATGACATCGCTACACGCCTGGCATCAGCAATAAATGGTCAATCAAACTTCACTGCACAAGCAGATGGTTCAACAGTTGTCATAAATAAAACTGGCAATGCATCTTTTGACTTAGCTACTTATGATAGTTTGGGAGATACAGCATTAAGTCCAACTGTAGGAACAGTACAAAGATTTGATGATTTACCAAGACAAGCACCAGATGGATATATTGCTCACATTCAAGGTGACCAAACAAACGATTTTGATGATTACTATGTAAAATTTGTAAGTGATAACGGGACACAAAGTAAAATTGGTACTGGTACTTGGATTGAGTGGGCAAAACCAAACATCGAATTCGAGCTGAATGCAGCTACTATGCCTCACTTATTGATACGCCAAGCCAACGGTAGCTTTACTTTTGAGCAAGCAGATTGGGGTGATAGGGCAGTTGGAGATGAAATCTCTATTCCTAATCCTTCATTCGTGGGTAAAAAGATAACAGACGTTTTCTTCTTTCAAAACCGTTTAGGTGTATTGGCAGATGAAAATGTAGTTATGTCGAGGACATCAGATTACTTTGATTTCTTTGGGACAACTGCAAGAAGTCTGTTGGATAATGACCCAATCGATGTTGCAGCAAGTCACGTTAAGGTTTCAGCACTTAAACATGCGATACCATTTGACCGTAAATTATTACTCTTTTCTGACCAAACTCAGTTTATTTTGAAGGGTGGAGATTTCATCACACCTAAGAATACATCGATAAGCCAAACAACAGAGTATGAATCAAGTACAACATCCAGACCTGTTAGTGCTGGCAGTGTGGTTTACTTCCCGTCTACGAGAGGTGGATTTACCTCAGTTCGAGAATACTACGTTATTGATGATACTGACCGTTCTGATGCGCAAGATGTGACAGCTCACGTAGCTAAATATGTGCCTGATAGTGTTTATAAGATGGCGACAAGTACAGCAGAGAATGCTTTGGTTGTCCTCAGTTCACAAGAACCCAGTAAAATATACATATATAAATATCACATGGCTGGTAGGGAAAAGGTTCAATCTTCTTGGTTTGAATACACCTGCACTGGCGCAACAATACTAAGTGCTGAATTTATTGAGAGTTCATTATTTGTTGTGGCAAACAAAGCAGGTAAAACAATTCTATTCCAAATGCATTTCGATGCAGGTCGCTTTGATACAAACCAATCATATGTAACCAGGCTTGATTATAGATTAACAAACACTCAAGTAACCAAGTCATATAATAGCAGTACAAATCGAACAACTATCACCACACCATATGCGCTTACAGCTCCTGTAGTTGTAACTCGTGGTTCAAGCCAAGGAAATATTCTCCCTAATATCTCTGTATCTGGTGCAACTATTGTTGTGTCAGGCAATCATACATCTACTGAATTTTATGTGGGTGAGAGATATTCGATGACATATGAGTTCTCTGAACCAACCTTGAAAGAACCAACTGCAACTGGGGGTCGTGTTGCCATTACTGGTGGACGATTACAAATAAAGCACTGGTTGCTTCGCTATCAAGACAGTGGTGATTTCACAGTAAAAATTCAACAAAAGGGCAGCTCTACTTCAAAGGATTATGTATTTACAGGCTTTGTGGTGGGTGATGGCACAAGTACATTAGGTGCAAATGCACTCACATCAGGGGATTTTAAGTTTCCTGTTATGTCAAAAGCTGACCGTATTAGAGTTATAATCGAGAGCAATAGTCATCTCCCATGCCAATTCTTATCGGCAGAATGGGAAGGAAATATGCATCTCAGGTCAAGAAGAGTTAATGGATAAATTACTTACACCAACCACGGTGGAAGACGTAAGATACATAGCTCCAAAACTTAGAACAGCAGATAAGAATGAATGTCAGGCGGCAACAGGTAAAGAGCCGCTAGATGTCCTGTTGGCAAGTTTGGAAATAGGTGACCTCACACTGACCCTTCGAACACCACAAGGTGAACGAGTTGGGTTGTGTGGGGTCGTTGCGTCTCACCTAGACAACGCAGGTATTATTTGGATGTGTGCAACAGATGACATCTATCAACATCAAATGACCTTTCTGCGTAACAGCAAGGCAGCTCTGGCTAAGTTAAGCCAGGGATATACTGTCTTATTTAACTGTGTAGATGCCCGAAACACTGTCCATATGAAATGGCTTGAATGGATGGGCTTCACGTTCATCAACAAGCACGAAAAATATGGGGCTGAAGACAGGCCCTTTTACGAATTTCTAAGGATAAATAATCATGTGTGAACCAATGACAATGGCTGCTGTAGCAGGTGGTGGTGGAACAGCTGCAGCTGCATCATCAGCATCAATGGCTATAAAAGGCATATCTACGATTGCGCAGGTTGCAGGGACAATAGACGCAGCAAACAAAAAGAATGAAGCTGTCCACCGTAACGCCAATGCAGCCAAAGACGCTTACTTTTTAAAATCTAAACAGGCAAACTTACGAATTGTCCAAGAACAAATACAAGCATCACAACAAAAAATGGATGCTGACTTAAAGGCAATGCGCTCACAAGGTACAGCAATAGCTGCAGCCGCAGGGGCAGGTGTGCAAGGTGCAAATGTAGAACAGCTGGTAAATGACTTTGAGCGTTCTGAGGGTGTACTTACAGACCGTATTTCTCAACGCTTAGATGGTATGAAAGCCCAGAACGAAATGGACAAACTTGCATTCCAATCTGAAGCGCAAAGCAGAATTAACTCAATGCAACCTGAGAGTTTTACAGAAACATTATTCAAAGTTGCTGAACCAATAGCTGGTTTCGGCATCGACCATTACGATACGCAAGCGCGTCTCGCAGCAGTATAGGGGTATAATTAATGGCTAGAAGAGTAGTCGGAAACCCATTCGAGAACCAATTGCCCACAGTAGCAGCGACTGCACGTCCTGTAGATACATATGTTCGTGCTGTTGTAGAGAAAAGTCCACTTGAAGGATTAGCCAAATTATTAAGCAATCTTGAAAAGAAAGCTGTTCCCGCACTTCAAAGAGAAGAAGAGAGAAGAGCAAATGCTGAATATGCTGAGGGCGTAGAACTTTACAACAAAAACCGTATTGAAATGGGGCAAGCCGTTAAAGATGGTCTTATCGATGAAGGTGCAAGTCCATATCTGAGAAAAGGGTATAGAATATCACATCTCAGTGCGATGGGCGCACGATATACAAATGAACTGAGCAATGCTTTAGATAACCAAGAGCTTTACAAGAATGGTAATCCTGAAAGCATCTCAGATTTTACGAATAAATTTTATACAGATTTCCAAGAAAATAACGGTCTTGATGACTATGAAAATCTTGAGGTAGCTGAGTATTTCTCAGGTGCAGCATCAAAAGCAAATGAAGCATTCCGTCAATCTTGGACTGAGAAAAACGTGGCATGGCAGAAAGACCAAAACTATGCTGCATGGACAAATGAAATAAGCACATATGCAGATGCAATGTTCTTAGAAGATGACACTGATTTAGAGCGTGTAATCAAAGCAGATGGTATGGCTAAGTGGCTTAACAACAAAGCTAAACTAGCTGAAATAGATGGAATGGACAGAGAGAAGGTCAATAAGACTATAATCGATTCCATTGTATTATCAGCCTATGAGTTGAAAGACCCAGATGTTCTTGATGTACTTGATAGTGTTGTAACAGGTACAGGTAAGTTAGGTGGAAGCATTGCAGCTCGTGAAGCTGTTTTTGATGCTCGTGCCAATATATCAACGATTATTGCTAATGAAGAAGTGGCAGCAGGTAAGGCACTCGCACTACAGCAGAAGAAGTTTGTGGCGAATGCAGAGACTGACATTACAAGCCTAATTATACAATCAACAGTATCAAATATTACACCTGAGAAATTAGTAGAACTAAACGGTCAGGTTGATGCTGTCATGGTTGAGCTGATGAAATCAGGACAACAAGGTAACAGTGATGCTTCTAGTCTTTATAGAACCCTTGTTAAGTTTCGACAGGCGCAAGCCAAGGTCGGTGCTGAAAATAGAGGTGATAAAGATGACGCATTTGCAGCTGTCATGTCACAGCTTGCCTCTGAATCTAGCATAACTGATGTATATCAATTACTTACAACTGCTGTTGAAGATGATGTTATCGACCCAAAAGACTCAACCACGCTGCTTAGTCAGTGGAAAACTGTTTATGGAACAGGTGAAAGCCTTGATTTCTTAACGCCAAATTCACCATCTAAAACTGTAAAAGGTACTCTTTTAAAAGCTATTGATGGCCTAAATACATTTGACATCGCTGGTGGTTTAAAAGTTCGAAATGCCAGTAATATGTTTGATAAAAATTACATGGAACAAAAAGTTCTTTGGAAACAGGCTAATCCAGGTGCAATGTTTACAGATGCTGTTCAGTATAAAATTGCACAAGATGCTGCAGTATTAACTGAAAGGTCTTTCATTCCATTAGATGACGCAGGTGTTGCTATATCTGACCAAATAACAAATGAAAATGAATTTGATGATACGCAGCGAATGCTTGCAGAAGAAGCAGAAGCTGCAGCTAGAGAAGCAGCAATTGTTTCTGCATCACAATCAAATTCTGGTGAAACAACATTAACAACAGATGAAATGCTAAACCAAATAGAGGGGGGTAACTAATGGCAGATGAAAATGTGCAAGAGTTTAAAATCCTCAAAAGTCCAGAAGAGCTACAACGAGCCAAAGATATTCTCATTAAAGGTGGTGCTGGTTCAGTTCCAACATTTGAAAAGATATATGGTGCTGGTTCTGCAGAGAAAGTCATAACAGATACATATGAGTTACCTGCAGCACCAGAAGAACAAGGCATATTGGGCAATATATTTGATACTGTTACAGATATGGGTATTGGTCTTGCAGATGGCGTAGAGACAGCAATCAATGAAACTGCACAAACAATTAATAGTGCAGGTGAGTTTCTTGAAGATAAATTCAATACTGGACGACTTGTTTGGGAAGATAATGATAATGACGGTAAGGCTGATAGCCTTATACCTACTTATTATGACAGAGAGAAAGTTGTCGCCAATAAAGACAAACTAGGTCAAGATTTTATAACAAGTGCTGTTGAGAACATAGACCTTATATCAGAGCCAGAAACGGCTGCTGGTGGTATTGTTAAAGGTATCTCACAGTTTGCTACATCATTTTATGCACTTGGAGGCGGAAAAAGCCTGGCAAGAAGTATAGGTATAGGTGCTGTAGCAGATGCGACAGCCTTTGACCCATATGATGCAAATATTTCAAACTGGTTAGTTGATAATGATTGGGCAGTCCCATATTTAAATGAAGCGTTAGCAACTGATGCAAATGATAGTGAATGGGAGAATAGACTTAGGAACTCTGTAGAAGGTGGTATTCTAGGTTTAGGTGTGGAAAGCGTTGTAGGTATAATTAGACTTGCTCGTGGTTCTCGTAAGGCAAAAGCTGAAATTGAAGAAAATGGTGTAGTATCTGATGAAACATTGGCAGAAATTGCTGATGCAGAGACAAGTATTAAGCCAGAGAGTGAACTTGAAGTTGATGCAGATGTAGAACCAGTAGCGGTCAAACCAAGTGATATACCGCCAAAGGTGAATACAAAGTCACCAGAACAACCAAAAGCACCAAAAACCTTTGTTAATATGGATTTCGTGCGTAACACGATTAATAAAGCCAGAGTAAAAGATGAAGTTGTTCCAATCGGTGCATTAGATGCTGATGGCAACGATATGGGTTTATTTAACTATGATAAGATGGATGGCCCACCTGATGCATTTAAAATTATGGAAAGTGTCCAGGAGCAACTCAAGGCAAGTGATGTTGCAAAGAGTTTAGGCTTAAATAAAGAAGAAACCCATAAGCAAGTCTATAATGACTCAGTTCAACAAGTTGCAGACTTAATAGGAGGCAAATCTGAAGATATAGGTAAAACCTACTTAGATGCTGCAAAAATCACTGCGGATAGCGCACAAAAGATTGTGTCTGGTAAGATGGTTCTACAATCAACAGGTCGTAGAATTAACCAATTAGCTGACATAATTACTAAGTTGCAGCGAACAGGGGATACAGACACAGCCATTGAGAGACAGCTAGTCGACTTAATGAAAGTACATGCTGATGTGCAAATGGCTGTTAAAGGAATACAAACTGCAACAGCTCGTGCTGTTTCAGCAGGGCGTATCAGAACTGCAGATGCATTAGACGATATAGCCTTAGATAGGCTGGCACAATTTGGTGGCTCAATGACAGTTAAGAAACTGGCAAAGCAAATCCAAGGTGCTAAAGGTAATCCAGCTGCGCAAGCTAAACTTATAGAAAAAGCAAACTATAATAAGGTGTTAGGGGTCATAAATGAAGTATGGATTAATGCTATACTCTCTGGCCCACGTACACATTTCGTAAACCTTGGTTCAAACACTTTCAACTTATTAGCACGACCTGCAATAAGAAGTGTTGGAGGTATCTTAACAGGTAATACGCAAGTTGCTGAAGAAGGTGTCAGACAATATGTGTATCTTCTCAATGAAGTTCTTGAGTCTGTGAAATACATTGGAACGCTCGGTCATCAAAGTAATGATAGTGCAATCGCAAATACATTTCGCTCATTTCGTCAAAATGAGGGTGTTCTTGATACTGCTACTAAGTTTGACCCAAGTATAGGGCCAAAACAGGCAATATCATCTGACAGAGGTGGGATTGTTGGCGGTGGAATAAACTTTCTAGGAAAAGCCGTAACACTATCTGGGCGAACACTTACTGCTGAAGATGAGTTCTTCAAGCAGCTTATCTTCCGTTCACGCCTAAAATCTATGGTGACAGCGCAAGCACGTAGGATGGATGCAGATGGATTAAAGGCTCTTGGCTATAAAAGCAGGGATGAATACATCAGTGGTGAAGTAGGCAAGGCTATTAATACTAAAGAGAACCTGGCTGAAAAATGGGAGAAGATGGTCAAAGAAGGTAAAGTGCTAGATGATGAAGCCTCAAAAGCTGAATTTATTAGGCAAAATACTGGGTCGTATAATCATACAAGTGAAACAGCAATCAAAGCACTTGATGAGGCTCGTGAGACTACATTCACTACACCACTTAGAAGTGGTACATTTACGGCGCAACTTCAGCAGGTAGTCAATAAATTCCCTGCGTTGCGACAGGTAATGCCATTTATTCAAACACCAACAAACATATTACGAGTTTCATTTGAGCGTTTGCCCATTTTAAACTTTGCTATGAAGCGTCAGCGTGAACTGATTAGAAACGGTACACCTGATGAAAAAGCTATTATCATAGGTAACCTTACTTTAGGTGCTGGATTTACTGCATATGCCCTTAATTTAGCCATGAATGGCAAGATTACAGGGGGTGGCCCATCTTATACGACTGATACTAATGAGGCAAAGCTGTGGAATGCATCGCCTGATTGGCATCCGTATTCAATCAATGTTGGTACAAATGAAAACCCAGAGTGGCTTGAGCTAAAGCGTTTAGACCCACATGGTATGGCTTTTGGTATTGTTGGTGATATTTATGAAATGATTGAGCATATGGATGAACCTGATGCAGAACTGACTGATTTAGTTGGTATGGTAGCAGGGGCATTTGCTAATAACGTCATGTCTAAAACTTATATGATGTCATTAAATGATACGATGCGATTACTTGACGGAAATACATCAGGTAAGAAAGTTACTAATACGTTAGAATATAGGCTTGCTTCGATGATACCTTATTCAAGTTTATCATATGAAATGAACAAGAACCTTAATGGGCAAATGACGGAACTGCGTACATTTACTGACAAGGTTAAATCAAGAATATATGGCATGGATGCATCAGCTGTTAAGCATGATTGGCTAACAGGTGAAGCGATAGATTTGCCACAGTATAAACTTGGGTTCATCAGGCAGAAGAAATTGGATGCAGAACAACACGTAGCAGCAGACGTATATACGGAGTTGCGCAAGTTAAGTCATCCATTTGTAGGGCCACAGAAAACTATAGGTGACGTACAGCTATCTGCAAAACAATATCAAAGATTCAATGAGTTAGTAGGTACTATTAATGTAAGAGGACGTAAAAATCTAATACAAACCTTAGACAAACAAATTAAATCAAAGCGATATGCGCGGTTAGCGGATATGGCAGAAATTAATCAAACTCGTTCTTCAGATGATGGGCGTGTAAAGCATTTGAATATCTATATTCAACTCGCAAAACGTAAAGCAAAGTACCAGTTGTTTAGGGAATATCCTGAACTTCAAAAGGCTGTTGCTTTTAACAGACGTTCCAGAAGTCTATCAAAGGCAGGTCGCTCATCTGACCCCTTAATAACTTCAATATCTGATTAAACTATTTACCCCGCTACGGCGGGGCTTTTTCTAACATAGGAGATATGGATGGCATCCATTATAAACTATGTCGCTGACGGGTCGACAAACCAGTTCCAAATCCCGTTCACATACATAAACCAAGCAGACGTGGTTGTAACCGTAAATGGAGCAACTCCAACTTTTACATTTTTGAATTCAACAACGATTAATATAGCCGCAACACCAGCATCTGGTGCTAAAGTTATTATTAAGCGTGTAACACCATTGAATGCTCTTGTAGATTTCACTGATGGTTCAACACTATTTGAAGCTGACTTGGACTTGGCTCATCAACAGAATAGACTGATTTCTGAAGAGAGTAGGGATAGAGCTGACAGTGCAATAGCTACAATCAATGCAAATATTGATGATGTGAATACTGTTGCAGGTATTGCATCTAACGTAACTACAGTTGCTGACAATACAGCCAATGTAAATTCAGTTGCAAACAATATGGCAGAAGTGCTTACCGCAGACGATAACGCTGCTACAGCAACGACAAAAGCAGCTGAAGCATCAGCCTCTGCTAGTACGGCATCAGCACAAGCTACAATTTCAACAACTAAAGCAAGTGAGAGTTCTGCAAGCGCAGCTGCTTCCCTGGCATCAGAGAATGCTGCGGCTACTTCAGAAACAAATGCTGCAACAAGCGAAACAAATGCAGCAAATAGTGCTACTGCATCAGCAAATAGTGCATCGGCAAGTTCATCTAGTGCTACAAGTGCGAGTGGAAGTGCAACGACAGCAACTACAAAAGCATCAGAAGCCTTAACTTCAGCAAATAATTCGGCAACGAGTGCAACAAATAGTGCAAACTCTGCAACTACAGCTACAACAAAAGCATCTGAGGCATCAGCATCTCAAAGTGCAGCGTCTACATCTGAAACTAATGCATTAAGTTCAAAGAATGCTGCAGCAACATCTGCAACCAATGCGGCTACTTCAGAAACAAATGCTGCAACAAGCGAAACAAATGCAGCTACAAGTGCATCAACGGCTACAACTAAAGCTAGTGAGGCATCTACTTCAGCATCAACAGCCACAACAAAGGCTACTGAAAGTGCCACAAGTGCTACTGCCAGTGCTAATAGTGCTACTGCATCAGCAAACTCTGCATCAACGGCTACAACTAAAGCAAGCGAAGCATCTGCAAGTGCGGCTACAGCATTATCTCATAAGAATGATGCACAGACAGCAAAGACTGCAGCAGAAACTGCAGAAACCAATGCAGAAACTGCAGAGACAAATGCAGGGGCAAGTGCAACAGCTGCATCAAATTCAGCTTCAAGTGCCTCAACTTCAGCATCAACTGCGACTACTAAGGCATCTGAGGCATCCACATCAGCGTCAACTGCTACATCAAAAGCAACTGAAGCGGCTACATCTGCAAGTAATGCAAGCACATCCGCATCTACAGCTACTACAAAAGCAAGTGAAGCAAGTACATCTGCAACCAATGCAGCAACTTCAGCATCATCAGCGCAAGCCTCGAAGGATGCAGCTTTGTCTGCATTAGATTCATTTGATGATAGATATTTGGGACAGAAGAGCGCAGATGTGACTGTTGATAATGACGGTGACAGTCTGGTTTCTGGTGCGCTCTATTATAATACTACCGACGACATCATGAAGGTTTATGATGGTAGCCAATGGGTTGCAGCGTATGCTTCTTTGTCAGGTGCTATGTTTGGTGCAAACAACCTATCTGATGTTGCATCTACAAGCGGTGCAGTAGCCAACCTTGGTCTAGTAATTGGCACTAACGTACAGGCATTCTCAGCTATTCTTGCAAATACTACAGCGTCCTATACGACTGCTGAAGAAAGCAAATTGGCAGGTATTGAGGCAAACGCAACTGCAGACCAAACAAATGCAGAAATACGTGCAGCTGTAGAAGCGGCTAGTGACTCTAATGTATTTACTGATGCTGACCATACTAAGTTAAATGGTATTGAAGCATCTGCAACTGCTGACCAAACTTCAGCTGAAATTAGAGCATTGGTTGAAAGTGCAAGTGACAGTAATGTGTTTACTGATGCTGACCATAGCAAGCTAAACGCTATTGAAACAAATGCTAAAGATGACCAAACAATAACTGCTGGTTCTGGCTTATCAGGTGGCGGTACTGGCGATGTAACACTAAGCCATGCTGATACAAGTAGTGTGAGTAACAGTGACAATAGTGGTAATACATTTATACAAGATATTACCTTTGACACATATGGTCACGTTCAATCAGTAGGAACAGGCACTGTATCTGTAGGGGATGGCACATTAACAGTACAAGGTACTGGTGCATTAGGTGGGTCAGGCACTTTTACAGCTAACCAAAGTGGAAACACTACAATTAGTATTAGCCATGATGATACATCAAATCAGAGTTCTTCAAACAACTCTGGCAGAACATATATCCAAGACGTAACACTTGATGCATATGGACACGTCACTGGTTTAGCTACAGCTACAGAAACAGTCGTAAATACTGACACAACCTATTCTGTAGGTGATGGGGGCTTAACTCAAAAGAACTTCACTACTACTCTTAAATCTAAGTTAGACGGTATAGCAACATCAGCTAATAACTACTCACACCCAACAGGTAATGGTAATAACCATATTCCTAGTGGTGGTTCTTCTGGACAAATACTTGGATATTCATCTGCTGGTACAGCTCAATGGACAACTGCTGGCGGTGGCTTACCTGACCAAGTAAATTGGGGTAGCCCTAATCAAAATTTTACTTCTGGTTCTGGCTCTTGGACTGTACCTAGTTCTATTGGAGATGATGATTTTGTAACATTTTATCTTGTAGGCGGCGGTGGCGGTGGTACTAAGGATGGTGCTAATAATAAAGGCGGTTCTGGTGGTACTGCGACATTGTTTAATGTTCAAAAGAAATACTTACCTAGCAGTATTAGCTATAGCATAGGTTCAGGGGGTGCGGGGTCTTATTGGTATCTTGGCGGCGGTGTGGGAGGTACTACTACATGTACTGTTTCTGGAAGAGTTATGAGGGCAGTTGGCGGTGATAATGGTAACTCTCATACACAAGCAAGGAAAGAAGGCACAAACCAAATGATAAGCTCTGGTGATACAAGTCTTCTTGGTGTTGAGCTTTCAACTTTTGGCGGTGGTTCAGTTTATTGGGCACACAATGGCTCTGTTTATTCATATACTGACAATACTGGGGATGAGAGAAGGCACGGCGTATTTGGCGGTGCGGCTGGTGGGTTTAGGTATTCTAATTCGCAGAAAGCAAATGGTACTTCTACTTATGCGGGTAATGGAGGTTCTGGTGGTAGCACCGGTACTGGTTCTGCTGGTCAAGCACCCGGTGGCGGTGGCGGTGGTTCTGGTTCTAGTGGCGGCGATGGTGGAAATGGTGCAAATGGTAGTTTGCGAATTTACTATTAAATAAAAGTACATAAGGATTTAAAATGTCAAATTCAGAAGAAATAGCAACAGAGCTATTGAAAAAAGAAAGAATAATAGCTCTTACAGAAACAGACCATTGGTGTTTGTCTGACCGCACACCAACCTCGGAACAACTTGCCTACAGGCAAGCTATAAGAGATATGCCAACAACAATTTCGGGTTATCCAATTATAGACCCGAATGATTGGCCTACTAAACCTAATTGATGGAACAAAGTGAAGGTTGGCACATTTCCAGAAGTGTCCCCGCAACTTTGCTGTTAGGTCTTTTAACACAAGCTGCTGCAATCGTTTATGTAGTTTCTATGATGATGGCAGATATAGAAAAGAACCAGCAAGACATCGTTGAATTTAATCAGCGAGTTTCAAAAGTAGAACAGTTAGTACAGACACAAGCTGTCGCAATGGCACGTATAGATGTTAATATTGAACATATACGAACTGCTGTTGAAAAGATGGCAGATTGATTAGGCTTGGCCTAGCACTGACATCCTTATTACTCACAGCATGTATCCCCGAAATTAGAGTTGATACTCCGATAGCTTTCCCATCGAGCTGTCCAATGGGGGATACTGTCTGTGAACGTAATCTAAACGCTCAAACCCTTGCCTACATTGGTTTTCCAGAAGCAGCCAAGAGATTGATGTGTGAAGATTATAAAATACAAAAAGTAATGGATGAAGAATGTGTAGATACCTCTTTATCACCTTTATATTAATACTGCTCGGAAAGGGTGCGTATGCAAATGATGTAAATGGTGATTTCAGCAATAATTACCAGGATAGCACTGTAGATTCTGGTAATGCCTCAACAACAAATAATTATAATGCAGCTGGAGCAGCTAGTGCTTCACCAGTAATGTCAGCGATTTCACCTACAATGATGGGTGGAGGCGGCAACGATAGCTGCCTATTACCCACTACCTCTGGAATACAGGTAACAATGTTTGGGTTTTCACAAGGTACAATGCAACAAGATGAACATTGTAACCGTAGAAAGAACGCACGATTACTTGGCGCACCACAGCAAGTAGGTGGATTAGGGCTACAAGTGAGTGCCATATCGGTTCTCTGTAGTTCACCTGCCACTCCAAAATCTGAGAAAAACTCAGGTCAGAGTGTATTTAAAAGCATGATGCTTGCCTCAACACCCTGTCCAATAATGGACGTTGTGACGGGCAAAATCCTCATGGGTAAAGACGCAATCGATAAATATAGACAGCATCCCCAAATCTACATCGTTGGATATGAAACTGACAAAGAGTTTTGGGACACTCTTTTACGAATTGGAGAAGATTTAAGTAATGAAGAAAATAAAGCAAAAGTTGCTTCTAACAGTAGGGACACTCGCTCTATTAGTGAGCGGTTCAGGACTACTCGCAGAGTCACCACCACCACCCGACTACAATCAGACGGGCGCACAGAAAATAACGGAACTGAAGGGAACGATTGATATAATTAATAATCGTTTGCTCGCAAGTGGACAGCTGACAAATGGTGCAGTTGGATATGCTACAGTAGGACGAATTATAATCGATGATGCCCTAGAAGGCGGTAAGATAACTGATGCTCAGTTTGTAGCTTACAAAGCTGCATTAGATAAAGTTATCGCACACGATTACGCTACAGCTCAAAATGCTACTCAGCTGTTTACACAAGAGCATACTGCAGCGATGACACAACTGACACTAGCAATAGATTTATTAAGCAGTGCTACATCAGTTCTAGCGACAGCAACATCAGTAGCTACAATAGCTGCAGAGGCAGATACAAAGCCAGAGCAGGTTGCACTACAGGATATGCTGCAAACAGATGAATATTCTATCCAGGCATCAGAAGTAGCTACATATAATAATGCTTTGGACAGTGTAGAGAATTATGCTCAAAAAGCTGGTGCATTTATGGCAGCAGCAAACAATTCAGATTTAACAGCATCTATTGATGCATATACGGCTACGAATAATTTGGTCGCTGGGAACTATACTGCAATCACTTATACGCAAGCAGCTGATGAATTTATCATTACATGGGCAGATGCTGGAACTGGTTGGTCAGGATATTTAACGGATGACATGAAGGATGCCACTGCAATTTATGGTGCAAATACATATATGCAGCAACACGGCACACCCATAAAGGATATGTAAATGGAAGACACCGAACTTAAAGTTGGACGTTTTTCATTCAAAGGGTGGTACATAGCTGCTGCCCTTCCAATCTTATCAGCGATTAGCGGTACGATTTATTATGGATATGACACCTTAAACCGCTTCTACGATGTAGAGGCAGGTATAGATTTAGTTGTTTCAGAATCTGACATGTTCAATGTGAGAGCATCTGACTTCAACTCAAGAATTCAAACACTAGAACAGGCGGTAACAGACAATGATGTTAGAGGTCTTAATACACGTTTATCAACGATTTCTACACAGATGCAGACAATTCTGGAACAGCAGAAAGCACTTCTGGAACTGCGTAGTATGGTTGAAAAATCAAGCACTATCACTGACCAAATCGGTGATAAACTGGATACGTTCCAAGTTGAAATAGATGATATTTGGAAGGCTTACGATAGTTTAGCCGACAATCCACTAAAATAATAAGGATACAATATGCTACAAGCATTGATTGGCCCAGTCGCTGGGCTATTGGATAAAGTTGTGCCTGACAAAGATGTAGCTGCGAAACTCGCACATGAGATTGCAACTATGTCAGAAAAACACGCACAAGAACTCTCAATTGCGCAGCTGGCAGTAAACAAAGAGGAAGCCAAGGGAAATTGGTTTCAATCTTCTTGGAGGCCAGCAGTTGCATGGGTTTGCGTAATAGGCATGGCAATTAACTTCTTAGTTAGCCCGCTTTTATCACCACTAGGCGTAGTCGTACCACAAGCTGACACATCAGTCATGATGCCAGTGCTTATGGGTATGCTCGGACTTGGTGGCCTACGTTCATTTGAAAAAACAAAGGGTGTAAGTAAATGAGAGAAAATTTTAACAAATGCCTAGAAATGGTACTTGAACATGAAGGTGGCTATGTAAACAACGAAAACGACAGGGGTGGTATGACCAACCTTGGCGTTACTCGAAGAGTATATGAAGATTGGGTTGACCGTCCTGTATCTGAACAAGAGATGCGTGACCTGACACCAGAAGACGTAGCCCCAATATATAGAAAAAACTACGCTGATAGAATTCACTTTGATTCACTTCCATCTGGCTTGGATTGGGCTTGTCTGGATTGGGCTATTAATTCTGGAGCGAGTAGACCTGCAAAAGCTATACAACGTGCAGTTGGTGCAACAGCAGATGGTGTTATTGGGCCAAAAACCTTGCAGCTCGTAGCTGAAAAAGACCCAGAGTTCATAATAGATTACGTCTATACAGTCCGACAGTCGTTCTATGAAAGTCTGGATGATTATAAACACTTTGGCAGAGGTTGGTCACGACGAAACAAAGAAACGCTACACCAAGCTATGGAAATGGCAAAAGGGGGCAAGTGATGACAGAAGCAGAACTCATGTCGTTGCTACATAAAACATTAGCTGAGAACTTACTGATGCGTGTCAAAGACCCAGAAGCAAAGTCAGCTGACCTCAATGTAGCAAGACAATTTTTAAAAGATAACGGAATAGATGCACTTCCAGCAGAGGGTTCACCACTGAGTGAACTCGTAGGTACGCTTCCAGATTTTAGTGATGCAGACTTTGATGTGAGTGAACTCAAGGCTAATTAATGTTTACAGCAAAAACTTCGCTGGGCTTGCCTATAAAGCAAGACCCACTCTCAGACTTCCGTAAATTCTTATTCGTAATATGGAAACACCTTAATCTACCAGACCCAACAGTGGTGCAGTATGACATCGCAAGAAAACTACAGCATGGTGAGAAGCGTATGATTATCCAAGCCTTTCGAGGTGTAGGTAAGTCGTGGATTACCTCTGCTTACGTTGTATGGCTGCTATATATGAACCCACAATTAAACATATTAGTGGTTTCAGCATCTAAATCACGCTCAGATGACTTTACTACATTCACGCTGCGTTTGATTAACGAAATGGATATATTGGCCCATTTGAGGCCAAAGACAGACCAAAGGCAGTCCAAGATTAGCTTTGACGTTGCACCAGCTGCAGCGTCTCACGCACCATCAGTTAAATCTGTTGGTATCAGTGGGCAACTTGCAGGTTCTCGTGCAGATGTCATTGTTGCAGACGATATTGAAGTCCCAAACAACTCGATGACGCAAGGCATGAGGGATAAACTGTCAGAAGCAGTTAAAGAATTTGACGCTATCTTGAAGCCAGATGGACGTATTATCTATCTTGGCACACCACAGAACCAAGAAAGCCTATATAATAAACTACCAGACCGTGGTTACACAGTGAGTATATGGCCCGCACGTTATCCAAATCAGGAGCAATCTATAGGATATGGCACTAAGTTAGCCCCTATGATTGCCAATAAGCTGCAAGCAGATAGCAATTTGATTGGTGACCCAACAGACCCATACCGCTTTTCTGACTTTGATTTGTTAGAACGTGAAGCATCCTATGGTCGCTCAGGGTTTGCGCTGCAGTTTATGCTCGATACCAGGCTATCAGATGCAGAACGCTATCCACTCAAGGTTTCAGACCTCGTGATTATGGATATACCAGTGCATGAAGCACCTGAGAAAGTCGTTTGGTCATCAGACCCACAGCATATCGTGGAAGAATTACCCAATGTTGCTTTCAACGGCGACCACTATCACAAGCCTATGTTTATGTCAGAAGACTTCATTGAATATACAGGCTCTGTGATGTCCATAGACCCCTCTGGGCGGGGTAAAGATGAGACGGGGTATGCAGTCATAAAGATGCTCAATGGCTACCTATACGTGCGCAGATGCGGAGGTGTAGCAGGTGGGTACTCGCAAGAGGCATTGGAGAAACTTGCGGTCATCGCAAAGGAAGAAATGGTTAATGAGATAATCGTTGAGAGTAACTTTGGTGACGGTATGTTTAACCAACTGTTTCTACCAGTATTGACCAAGGTACACCCAGTGACGCTCTCTGAAGTTAGGCATAACACGCAGAAGGAACGTAGGATTATTGACGTTCTTGAGCCTGTAATGAACCAACACAGACTTGTGGTAGACAAGAAGGTTATCAAGAAAGACTTTGATAGCTGCCAACATTTACCACCAGAGCAAGCCTTGCGTTACCAGTTGATGTACCAATTGACCCGTATCACAGCTGACAGAGGGGCATTAACCAATGATGACCGTTTAGATGCATTGGCGATGGCCTGTCAGTATTGGGTAGATGCCATGGCGCAAGACGTAGAGCAGCGCATGTCTATCCGAAAGGAAGAACTTATGATGTCAGAGATACACAGATTGAAAGACCAATCGAATATGGGTTTAGCTGTTATATCAGGGCATCAGGCTGTTACTAAAAGTTTACGATGGTAAATACTTTCCTCTCCTTATTTATATGACCAATTTTGAAGGTTGCACTTAAAGGGAGAGGGAGTAGCTCTATAGGTTACCTAAATGTCTATTTTAAATATAAGACAAAAGAGGGAATGTCCCTATAGCAGAACTATAAGTAGCAATAATTTAGAAGTAAAAATCTGAAGTGCTTACGATAAAAGTCTGGTCGCAAAATTCCCCCTATAGGGTTACCGTTTTCAGCGTCTGGCGGGCTTATTTACCGTCATATTTACCGTTAAGGATACCTAGGGCTATATAAAACAGGGGTACGGGGGGTATTGGCAACAGTTTCCAGAACTGTTACCAGCTGTTTTTTCATCAATGTTCATGCTTTGTTCACCATGAGGGCGATTCTTTCGCTCGCCTGTCTCTCCTCTATCGTTTTCGAAATCATTGTTGATTACATTCAGAATAACCCAATAAAACATGGTGATAAACTAATTGATACCCATACACTTGACTTCTAATCATCAGCGAGTTAGTTTTTAATGGTGAGTTCATTTCGAACTTATAATTTAACAGTAAGGAATACATAATGGGTTACATGAAAGATAAAATGATTGAAAAGAATGCACTGGAGTTTTTCCTGGAGTCAGCCAGAGCAGGGACGCTAGATGAATACTATCCAGGCATGGTAGGTAAACGCACTAAACGGGAAATGCTTGTTGATACTCGTGGCAACACTGAGACAACTGAAGGTACTATCCATATGTTTGACGGTGTGCAGGTATTTGTACCAGACCAAATATTCATGCTGACACAACCAGTTGTCGAGCCTATTGGCACTGATTATTATTTGAAGAATGATTTCCAACAACAGCAAAATTATACTCTAGGGATGAATAGTTATTTTGACGCTGATGCTGATTTTTATAGCTAAATACATTCACCATTGATTAGAAAATGAAAGGCTTAAATAATGGCAATACTGCATACACAATTATCAAACTTAAACCAGGGGACACTGTTCCGTACATCAACTGATGGGACGTTTTATTGTCTCGATGGTTACAACAGGCTTACACGCAGAATGAACATCACTGCAGCTAACG